AATGACGCCGCAACAAACGAAAGAACGAACGATGGAAAATCAATCTACAAGATACCGAATCACAAAAGGCCGTGGAAAAATGGCTGATATTTGTCCTAGTTGTTGCCCTCCAATGTCTGAGCAGGGAAAACCGCATTTTTTTAGGGCAACTTTCTTCGCTGGTTCAGATTCTTCCGGGTCGCACTTTTGGCAGTGTGGCAACTGCGAGCACCGCTTGCCCCGTAGGCACCGCCGGACAAAAGCAAAAATTGCCCGTGATAATTTTAGAGCCCGGGGCAGTCATTACGCCAAATAATATCGCAAAAAATAAACCAACCCAGCCCGCCTTGAGCGGGCTTTTTGGGTGTGAGGCAATGACGCCGCACCGAACGAAAGAACGAATGATGGATTTAGATAAAAAAACACTCGCCAAACTTACCGAAGCTCAAAAGCTTGTAGGCCAAAAAGTCCGGTCCCGGATTTACGACACCGAGAAAACAGTCTCCGAGGTATACGTTGCTGACAAGGACGATTGCGGTCTTGTTGTCTTGGTCGACTTTACCGACCGGACTTTTTGCGACCTCGCCGACATTATTTAAAACCAGAACAAACAAACGAAAGAAAGAACGATGACAACCAGACCAGAAGATACCCCGACCATTGCCCGCCTATGTGAAGAGGTGGCCACGCTCACCGCTCAGCTTGAGCGCTGCCATTTAGTTATCGAAGAGCAAGACACGCTGAGGCGCGAAGAGTGCGCCAGTCTAAAAGAGAAACTACGCGAGACACACACCCTCTTTAAGGCAGAGCGTGCAGGTTTATATAGAAAGCTATCTATAGGGGCCGATGAGCTTGACCAGTTAAAAAGAGAACACAGGCAAGAGGTGATTTTTTTGCGCGGTGAATTTGGTGAACAAATTGTGTCTCTTGAAACCCAGCTCCTGCATGAGCGCAGTGAGAGAGAAGCCGCGCAGCGTACCATTGCAATCCTTGGCGGTGGCTTGGACCCTGAGCCCGAAGAGCTAACCTGTGCAAACGAGAAATGCGGCAAGAAATCAACAAAGCGTCGAGGCAATCAGCTTTATTGCTCTGACCGGTGCAAGCTTGCCACGCAAAAACGAAGAGCCCGCGCAAAGCTTGCACCATGTCAAAATGAAAAGTGCAGCGAAAAAATAGAAGGCAAGCGCAAGGGCGCCCGCTATTGCTCGGCAAAGTGCAAAAACGCCGCCGGTGTTCGCCGTCACCGCGCAAGCATTGGTGGGGGTGAATCATGACCATCGACAAGTACAGGATCGACTGGGCGTGCAATCACGTTTACGAGTACCGGCCAGAACATGACGCTTATTGTTTTATTGGTGGCTTTTACGGCTACGGCATCACACACGAAGACAGCAACGCGCAAGCGATTTCGAAGATTGAAAACAAAAAACAAGGGGGTTTCTAATGGCCTTAATGGCTTACAAGATGCGCCGCACTGGCGGCAAGGTTGAGGTTTATCATTTGGCTCACGGTTGGGTCGAGGCGTTAAGCATCAAACCTGACACTGTCAAAATCAAGCGATACGATGCGCAAGACGGCGGCTTTATCGTTCACAACGAATCACACGAAAACTTTAAACTGACTGGCGGGGCTTAACCGACGACGCCCAACCGGTCAAGCTGCAGGGGGGCGCGCACTCCCCTGCGGCGCTTACTAATGAGCGCAAAGGAAACAAGATGAAGATAACAAAAACCAATGATATGGGAGGCCATTTTCTCAAAATGGTAATCTATGGCGAAGCTGGCGCAGGTAAAACGCGGCTGGCCGCAACAACCGGCGCCCCCACTGTGGTGATTAGCGCAGAGGGCGGCCTGCTGTCTCTACGTGACCACGATATAACCGCCATCGAGGTGAAAAGTATTGCCGATATTCAAGAGGCTTATAAGTGGCTCGTAGGGTCCAAAGAGGCGCAGGGGCTGCGCTGGGTTTGCCTTGATTCAATCTCTGAAATCGCTGAAGTGTCACTTGCTCACGAGAAAGCAGAAAACAAGAACACCATGCGAGCATACGGCCAAATGGCCGACCAAATGACGCAATTGATTAGAGGCTTTCGAGACCTGCCAGAGCGGCACGTCTACATGACGGCAAAGCAGGAACGGGTACAGCTCGATGACGGCTCTATGGTCTTCGGGCCATCGATGCCAGGTAAGAACTTGACGCAGGGCCTTGCCTACTTCTTCGATGAAGTCTTTGCGATGCGTGTCCACACTGACGAAGAGGGCACTATCCAGCGGTGGCTTCAGACCTCGGCCAACGGAACCCACGCCGCGAAAGACAGAAGCGGCGCGCTTGAACTATTTGAACCCTGCGACCTGTCGCAAATTAAAAACAAAATCTTAGGAGAGTAAACAAGATGGCAAATTTATCACACATCAACATTGAAAACGTAGAAATCGGCCCCGATTCCGGCGAAGGCTTTAGCCTTATTCCAGAAGGCAAATATATGGCCAAGGTAACAGATTCAAAACTGATCCCGACAAAAGGAACCCACCAACCCAGCGCTGGAGCCAAGCCAGAGCCAAAGGGGTGGCTTTTGGAACTTACCTGGCAAATTCAAAGCGGCCCGCATGAACGGCGCCTTATCTGGGACAAAATCACGCTAATTCACAAAAGCGAGCAAGCACAAGAGATCGGACGCAAGCAGTGGAAGAAAGCACTGCGCGCCGCTGGTATTGACCATAGCCCGCAAGACTCTAGCGAGATTCACGGAGTAATGGTTAAAATCGCCGTGAAGACAAAGCCAGCGAGTAACGGGTATGAGGCATCGAACGAGATTTCAGCCTATTATCCAGCGCCGAAACAGGCAAACATGGGCCAGCAAGCTCAGGCACCGATAGCCGGTGAACCGCAAGCGGCGCCACCTTGGGGTGGCGCAGCAGGCAACCCACCATTCTGACACTTTAACCAAAGGCTGGCGGGCGTGATTCGCACCCGCCAGCCGGGGGTATGTGATGGCGAAACTTCCGAAGATGCAACCGCCAACAATAGCAGAGATTTATCATCAAATTAAGCGCGCCGCCAGTCCGTGGCAGCGTGATCATATGGGATGCTCTGGGCTTGGCGATGATTGCGAACGAAAAATATGGTACAACTGGCGCTGGTGGCGACCGCCTGAGTTCGATGGCAGAATCTTGCGGCTTTTTCGCCGGGGTGAAATCGAAGAGACTTGGCTTATCACTGACCTGCTCGCCGCCGGTATAACAGTGAGCGAAGGGCCAGAGATAGGCAAGCAATGGCGCGCCAGCGCTCTAGGTGGCCACATGGGCGGCTCAATGGATGCGGCCCTGCTTGGACTCAAAGAAGCGCCCAAAACGTGGCACTGTGCCGAATTTAAGACGCACAATAAAAAGAGCTTTGACGACTTGGAAAAGAAACGGGTTAGAAAATCAAAGCCGATGCACTATGCTCAAATGCAGCTGTACTGCCACCTGTTTGGGCTTAGGCGCTGGGCTTATTTTGCGGTGTGTAAAGACGATGACCGCATTTATTACGAGCGCGGGGAGTATGATAAATATTACGCCGGGCAGCTCATGGAGCGGGCCAAGTATTTAGTTGAATCGTCAGAGCCTCCGGCTAAAATCTCAGAGCGGCCAGACTATTATCAATGCCGCTGGTGCCAGCATCTTGACGCATGCCAAACCGAAATAATCGGGCCGGTTAAAACGTGCCGAAGCTGCAGACACTCAAAGCCTATTATCGAGGGAAAGGGGGGTCAGTGGATTTGTAAGCTTGGCGGGCAATCGCTAAGCGGTGAAGAGCAGCGCAAGGGATGCGCAAAATATGAACAAATCGGCAGCCGTGCGCTGCCGCTGTTTGGGGGATAGAATTATGATATTTTGGGGAGTTGTTGGATGCTTCTTTTTTTCGATGCTGATTGTAGCGGTCGAAGAGAAGCGCCGAAGCCGGGGAATGATTGAGCGCCTGCGCTCTGAAGTCCTTAATCATCAGCGCAAAAATGCGATGAACGAGTATCACGAGCCAGGGACTTGGCGAAAATGATGCTTAAGAAAACAAGTTACTGCCAGGGGTGCATTAAGACCGATGTCACTTTGAAACTGACAAAAGCGGACGGGAAGCCGTACTGGCTTTGTGAGAAATGTTTAAATCCCTTACCTCGTAAAGCTTACGAACTAGGGCGGGCCAACGGTCGCAAAAACTGGCCTGGAGATGAAACCAAAGAGGCCAGTTAAGGCCAAAAAATAGGGGTATTACTATGAGAGATATTGGAGAACGGCGCCCCGGTGCGCCTAGACAAGAAAAAC